ATTGTTATTCCAGCTGGTGTCATTACTATACTAGAAGAACCAACTTTAAAAGTAATCTGTGTTGGAGATGTTACTGTGATATTTGATCCGCTAGAATCAACAGTAATGTCCCCGCTGCTATTAAGATGAATCAAACCACCAGTTGCTGTAACACTAAAATCTTGAGCTACGTTATAATGAACGCCACCTTCTTCAACAGCAAATGTTAAATCGCCAGCGTGATGCATATGTCCATCACCACCCTTCGAATATATTTTACCAGAAGATTCAGTGGCTGCTGTTACAGCTCCTGCTACTGCCTTAGTTTCATGCTCGCCATTTTCATGATGAGTACCATTTTGTGCTTGTGAACGAGACCCACCACCAACTCTTTCATCACTATGTCCAACGCTATCAGATGACTTAGCTTGTGAAGAGCTCTTATCAACACCATGTTTAATGCTACTGGTGTTACCATCACCATCTTGATGAGTAGTGGTCCAATAACCATCCTTGTTCATTTTTGCATGCATGTTTCCCATATTAGTAGGATCATGAGAATCAACTGATACAGAAGTAGGAGTGGACGTTACTTGAACTAATGGAAATTTTCCTGGATTTGGTTGAGGATCAACTCTTTTGTTCTGTGTTACTGGTGCCTTTGAAACACCTGCAGCTGCAGGATCATATGTTTGTGTTATCCCACCGACAGTGAATGTATCACCTGCCTTTGCATCAGGGTTAGCAGCTGCATATGCTGCGCTTGGATTATCAAATGACATTATACTAACCTTGTTCCGTTACCAACAACTACCTGTGTACCAGCTTGAACTATTGATTTGGCTACATTTTCAGGGGCAGAAATAATTTTATCTCCAAAGGCAGTGACCATAGAAATTTGACCATTAACTGCAGCAGCTAAATTCGCAGTAGCATTAACAGCATTAGCAATTGATTCTGCTCTTGCTTCACCAAAGATATTCTGTGCAACATTATGAGCTGCTTTCGAAAGAGACATTGCCTTAGTAGCGTTTGTCAATCCTTTTGTCAAATTATTTACATTTGCGCCAGATGCACTGAGGTTAGATAATGAACTAGTAATATTACCACCAATTTGTGGAAGTAATTTACTTACGTTATTTAATAGACCACTTAATGGAGAACCAAGGATTTTATTTAAACCACCATCAATAATTCCTGCAATACCACCATTAATAATACCGCCAAGAGTAGTATGTGTAAATGCACCAGAAGCAATGCCAGGAATAGCGCCAATTCCGATACCAGCTGTGATATCACTTACATTACCAGCTATATGTGAAACAACCGCTAATGATTGACCAATTGGATTAGTAACACCAAGTGCAGTACTAAGTGTACCTGCAATATCACTTACTGCAGCAGTAGCAATAGCAATATGTTCATCACCTACCAGAAAAGGAATGTTTTGTGTAAGATGTGGATTAGGTGAAGTAAGAACGCTTGTGTTGATTCTAACACCACCAATAACTTGAGATGTATTAAGATAACCACTAGGTCCGACCAATGCAATTTTAGCAGCAAGTGATCCAGGAACAAGACCAAATGCAGGTCCACCAAATGCAGCAACAGCATCGATAGCACCAGCTGCACCTGCATTAATAGCATTAACAGCAGCATTGATATTCTGAGAAGTTGAAACAGCCGCAGCAATTTCTGTAGCTGCTAGTGCACCAACAGCAACATTATTAATCATTCCCATCATACCAGTGTGTAATGAATTTGTTGCGGAAGCTGTTAATAATCCAGATACAGAAAGATTAGGCATAACACTATTCAATGCACCAAGCATTGATGTTAATCCATGCGCTCCTGCGAGACCTTGTAATGCTCCACCAATACCACCAGAAGTCATTGAAAGGATACCAGCTGGACTGGTAAGCTTGTCCATCATCTTTAACATGATCATTGATTGTAATGCTTTCTTAAGCACCATACCGATAGCCTGTGGATCAGCAGCAATCAACGCATCATGAATATTCTTACTAGGATCTTGTGAAGCAGCAGTTGGATGATCAGTATCTAATCCTTGTGATGCCTTAGTTGTTTTTGCATTATCAACAGCAGAAGCTGCAGGAGGTGTTTTAGCTGTATCTGGTTTACCAACATTTACGTTGTTGATACCATAAGCTTTATCTGAGCTTTTAAGTGCTGCCCATGCATCTGTTGAAGCAACAACACCCTTACCATCAGAGCCAACAATTGGTGGCATTTTGTACTCAGGAATACCCTGAATTGGTTTGTCATACGACATTGGACCAATTGGCGCTGAGGGATTTGGTGTTGATAATTGTTTAGATCCGTCTGCTTCTGTAGTATCAGGAGCAGCAGGAGTTTGTGATTGTGGTGCTGTAGCATCTGGTACTTCTGTTACTGTCGCACCATCTTGTGAATATACTAGTGCCATAAATTAGCTTCCATAATCTGGTAAGGCAGATCTATGCATGCTGCCAAGAATAATTGGTATCTGTTTTGTTTCTGGATCTAACCAAAATCCAACGACTGTACTTCCTGGCATATAATTGACAGTTGTGCCAATACCATTAAGCGAAGGAGAATTATTCATGAGACAATGACCCCATGGTAGATCTTCATCTGCAATTGGTTCATCACCAACATTATGATGACCATGAACAATTAATTTAACTTTGCCGCTGCCATTGTCAGGATCTTTAACATCTCTAACTTCAGCAACAAACATATGCATGTGACTGCCAAGTGAATTATCTGTCATTGTACTTTATCCTCAAATGCACCCTTAAGACATTCTAAATTAGTAACATATCTAGGTCTAACATCTGGACGTCTAATCTCATGATGTGACTTTGCAATTAACCAACGTCCGCTCATCTGAGGATCAGCTTCTTTATTATTTGTTTGTGATGTAATTTTAGGAACATTAGCCATGATTGTTTTTCCTGGCTCTAAAATAGGATCACCGATTATTGTCATGTGCATAAGTTGTTCTTGCATTTGAGCCATATTCAGTTGTTTGTATGGGATAGATGCAGGAACATTACTTTTATCGACTTTAATATTTTTATTTGGATTCACAACTCTGAAAACTGTTTTATTAGCTTTTGGAAATAAATTTGCAAATGTTGCAAGTGTAGTAATGAGACCCACACCTAAACTGATTAGCTCTTCAGCTTTAGGTTTAAAATCTTGACTTACAAACTTATGAGTATGTGGATCATAAGTGCAAACTCTCTGATTAATAACACCAGCATGAATACGATTCATTGCATCCATATTTTGTTGAACTTTGATCGCAAGAATATTATTTTCGATGTTGCTATTAATAGAATGACCGACTGTATTTTCTTGTTTGAATGTTTTAACATCACCTTGTTGTAACATATATTCGAGCGACTGGAAATATAATCCTCTCCAAGTTTGCCAGAACATAAAATTCGAACCTTTGTTTTTTGCTGATACTGCTTCTTTCCTTAACATTTCAACTGCATGAAATGAAGGCTGGTTAGTAATTTTAAAATTACGATTGCCTTTGGTAGGCTCAGCAAACAATGGAAGATTTGAGTTATGATAATTTTTATGGAGATCTTGAATAATTTGATCAATAGTAGTATTATATGCTTTCTGAACATGATTTGCCTGACCAGAAAGAGATTCACGAGTAATACAATCTAACTTATACACCTTTGATTTTAAAGCGCCAAAAGGTTCTACTTCTTTAACGCTGTTCAAATGGAACATGTAACTTACAGGAATCCCATTAGGTTTACGCATTGTGAAAGCTACTTGCTCGTCACCAGCGATTTTTAATTGTCCGATGTAATCTTGATCATCAACAACTTCAATTTCAGCTGTTACTGCTGGAATAAAAATAGTTTCTAAAATATTGCATGATAGAAAATTGCGAGCCATATTCCAAGCAGTAGTTCTTGGAGATATGATAGTTAAGTTATCGATAAAAATATCACCTGGATTAAAACTTGCCATTTATTGACTCAACAGTTTTTTGACATTACTGATATAGCTAGGAAGTAAATTAGGTTGTAGTACAAGAATTGACTTATTACCTTCATTTTTTTCCGATTCCATATCATAATAATATACAGCAGACCAATATGATAATTCTGTATCACTAATATTATTGCTTGTAGATTGAACAGAATTGATTAATACATTAGAGTTGCTTTCTGTGCCATAAACATAGCTAGCAGCAGTAAATGAATTATTGCTTGGAAATACGTTATTGAATGTGTGCTGGACAATTACAGTAGATGAATTAGAAGCCATTACTTGCGCTTTACCATTATTTGTATTTGCATCAGCATAAGTGTAATTAATATTAACAATTTCATCAACCGTGAAATTAGAATTACCAGAAATATTGAAAGTGTAAATTTTATTTGTGGATGATTTCCAATCTTCTCTGATTCTCACATAATTAATAATTTGTGAATGACTTCCAAAAGTTGGAGTCCAATATTTTTTTAATTCTGGTGCTAATGCATTATATCCAGAAATAGATAATGCATTTTGCTCGACCCAATTATTAATATAATATGCAACTTTCTGTGTTGCATTTTGTAATGATCCGTATTTATTAACTATGAATGAAAGAAACTGATCTTGAGTTAAATACCATTCATAGTATGGATCAATGATATCATTTGAAAGATATAATGACCAGCTGGTGTAAGGATCACCATATACATTATTGGTGATCGTATCTGCCCTTGTACCATCAACAATATCTAATGGATAATAAACATTTGGATTTTTTTCAACGTTGTTTAATGTTACAACGCGCTCTGTGATATCAACAACAGCGACATTAGATGTGCTGTTTCCATATTGAATAATATTAAAGTTTTTAAAATATGATTCTGGCATTATGGTAAAACCGTTGTTGATCCAGCTGATTCTGATCCTGATGTTGATAAATCAGGTCCAGGATTGCTGGTATTTTTGGTAATGAAATCTTTTAGTCCTTGTAGATTTAAATTTTGACCAATAGATGTTGCTGCACCGTAATCACTTGCAAGCCAGTATTCAATTTCAGTAAGTGATAATCTAATTTCAACTTCTGTTGGTGCTCTTGTGGCACCAAAAAAAGATGGTTGACCATTTGGAGCGAAATTAATTTCAAGACCTTCAATAACAGCTGGTTTGAAATTGTATGTAAAATATGCAGTTTGACCGGCAGTAACAGTTATTTGTACGATATGTGGGTAACTTAAAAGAGTACCACCAGCAGCATTAGTTTGATCTGGAAGTTGATTATATCTGAATGTATTAATGATAGCATTAAGTACAGCTGATTCAGAAACATTTGAAGGAGATAATTTCCAACTAAAAGAATGTTGTTTGAAAGCAGGAGACTTGAACATCATAGTAAGGAATGGATTTACCGCAACACCATTAATTTGACCGATCAATCCAGCACCTTTGCTACTAGCAGCTGCTTGAGCTTTATCTTGAGCTACTCCTACTAAAGGTACTCCACTTGCTGCCAATACATTAGCACTAGCAGCTGCTAATCCAGCAGCATTACCTTGATTAATAGCAGAACCAAGAGCAATATCTAAGTTCTCTTCACTATAAAGAACTCTTTGATTGTCAGCCATATTATTTGGTAATGGGAGGCGAATTGTGCCAGCATCAGCTAGAATAGGATTGCCAGAAAAATTTGGTCTGTTGTATTCGTAGAATGTAAATGACATATAAAAATCTTGATCTTCGAGATCAAGAGGAAATACCAATCTACCACCAGACTGATTATTTGTAATACCAGTTGAAATGCCACCGTTTGCAGCGGCTCCTCCTGTTGGTAAGCTAATTGGTTGTGAAGCCATCTTCAATCCTTATAAATACTTTTTTACTATTTATTTGAGTGCCATGAAAACATACAAAGGTTATTTCAACCCTAAGAACCCAAAAAAGTATCGTGGTGATCCACGTAACATTATTTATCGTTCTCGCTGGGAATCTATTGTTATGGATATGTTTGATCGACATCCAGATGTTATAGAATGGTCGAGCGAAGAAATAGTGATACCGTATCGTTCTCCCGTAGATGGTAGAATGCATAGATACTTTGTTGATTTTTATGTTAAAAAAAGAACACCAACTGGTAAGATAGAAACATCATTGGTTGAAGTAAAACCGTTAGCACAGACTAAACCTCCTATTCTTAAAGAAGGTAAGTCAAAAATGACACGTAATTATGTTAATGCTGTAATGACATGGGGTGTTAATTCTTCAAAATGGGAAGCTGCTGAAAAATATTGCAATGAACGAGATTGGTCGTTCGTTATCATAACTGAAAAAGAATTAGGATTAAACTTCTGATGGCAAAGTTATTCGAAACAATATTACAAAAAGGTAAAGTCGAGGGATTTGATAATCCTAATTCCGATGATGCTATGGATTGGCTTCGTGAACAAGCATTGAAAGTTAATAAAGCTAATCCAAAGGAAATTATTGATCAAGCTGGACCATTTAAACGTATACAGGAACTAACTGGTAATTCAATTGGTAAAATGTACATGTTCAGTTATGATCCAAAAACAAAAGCTACGCTTCCATTCTATGACACATATCCATTAGTATTCCCAGTAGAATATTATGGTGATGGATTCCTTGGAATTAATTTACATTATCTTCCACCAATGCTTCGTGCAAAGTTGATGGATGCTTTGTATGACAACCTAAATAATAAGAAGTATGATAAAACTACTAAATTGAAAATTTCATATGGAATACTTAAAGGCGCGGCAAGATTTAAATATTTCGAACCATGTTTGAAAAGATATCTATTTGATCATGTGAAATCACCATTTGTTTACATTTCTCCTGATGAATGGAATATCGCTTTGATGTTACCCACCGAAAGATTTGTTGGCGCTTCAAAATCAACTGTTTACCAAAACTCAACACGCATGGCACGATAATGGCATTTGACATAGAAGAATTTAAAGCACGCATCGAAGACGGCGGAATACTTCAGACAAACAAGTATGACGTACAGATATATTTTCCATATGGTTCACCAATGGTTAATGCATTAATTCCTAATTCAGCTGATGGCGCTTCTTCAAGTCAAGTGCTTGAAGATCTATCGTATCGTTGTATTGCAGCTTCGATTCCAGGTGTTGCTCTTAGAACTTCTGACAATAATCGTTTCGGTGTTGGTGTTAGTGAAAAGATTCCATTCTCCGCTGGTTATACAGACGTTTCATTAACTTTTGTTTGTGATAGATTTGGAACAGCGTACAACTTCTGGTACACTTGGTTCAATTATATCTTTGCTGCAAATGGTCATGAAACACAGGGTACTAGCTCTGGTAGAAATTTTTATACCACAGAATATAAAGATAACTATGCTGCTAATATTGTAATAACTGTTTATGATACTAGTGGTGAACCTGCAATTCAAACTGTTCTATTAAAAGCATTTCCAATCAGTCTTAATGATGTTTCATTGAGTTGGTCTGACAACAACAACCTCGTAAAAATTACTGCAAATATAACATTCAGAGAATGGTCGCTTGGTGAAGTTCAAGCACAGCCTGCATTGAGTGTATTTGGATTGGCGATTAATACTGTGAGCAACATTATCTCTAACGTTGTTGATAGTGTTACAAGATTATTTTAATAACTGGAGTATACCATGGCGTTACCAAAAATTGACTACCCTACAATTTTGATTGAATTACCTTCTGACAAGAAAACTTATATGTTCAGACCGATGCTTGTAAAGGATGAAAAGCTCCTTTTGATGGCGAAGGTAAGCGAAGATGATACAGATATTCTTACTGCTATTAAACAGGTTGTGAATAACTGTAGCCTTGATCCGACACTTAATATCGACAAGATTCCATTGTTCGCGCTCGAGTATTTATTCATTAGACTTAGAGGTTTCTCGATCGGTGACATGATTAAAGTCGCTTACAGAGATCTTGAAGATGATAAAACATATGAATTCGATATTGATCTCAAAGATATTACCATTAAGTATCCTGAAAAAACAGATACAAAAATCGAAGTAACTAAGACTTCTGGTTTGGTGATGAAGTATCCTTCAGCTAGCATTTATAGCGATAAGGAATTCCTTAAAGCAACTGGTGAAGAAACTTTCTATCGTCTTGTTGTCCGTTGCATTGATCAGATTTATGATGAAGATAATGTATATGAAGGCAAAGATTTCTTAGAAGATGATATTTTAGAATTTATCGAACTTATGGATATTACGAGCTTTGAAAAAGTTCGTTCATTCATGACTAACCTACCTTCTTTGTATTATAAAATTGAATATAAAAATGCTATGGATCATGACAAGGCGATCGAATTGACGACGTTATCCGATTTTTTTACCTTGCGCTGAGTCATAACACTCTAGACAATTATTATCAAACTGTCTTTTCTCTTGCTCAGCATCATAAATATTCTTTAACAGAAATTGAAAATCTAATTGTTTTCGAACGAGACATATATATTGAACTTTTAACTGGATATCTTAGAGAACAAGAGGAAAGACAGAAACAACAAGGTTAGTGAATGGCAAAGGCTCCAGGTAAGTTAGCGGGTTCTCTCGGTAATACCAAATACTATTATACCAAAGATGGTAAGATCGTAGACGAAGCTGGCAAGCCAGTAAGCGATAAAATTGCTGTTGTTTTCGAACCTGCTCCTTCTGCTGCAACAGAACCAAAAATGGAAGATGTTTTTCCAGAAACATTTGCTGGCGGAAAGAAACAGAGAAAAACTCGTGCCTCAGTAGACACTGACAAAGAATCTTCTGAATATAAAAGAAATGCCCAAGAACTTAGAATGACGTTTGAAAACGTCGAAGATTTGTTACGTGATAATAACGTCATTCTAAAAGATCAGATTGTACTCCAGGAAAGATCACTTGTACTACTTGAAGAAGTTGTACAAGCAATCAAGAACAAAACTGGTGGCGGTGGTGGGGGCAATTTACCTAATATAAAAAGTAGTTTAAATTTAAAAAATATCTATGGTAAAGTAGGTAACATTGCCAAGACAATGAATATTATGTCTGTTATGGCTGACATAAACAATCTTACCAAAGAAGATATTGAAAATAAATTAAATCCTCCTGCAGATGATATTATGAGTCAACCAATGACAAAAGTTATTGGTGATTGGTGGTCTGGTGGAAAACAAGACGATGCAGCAAGTTTACAACCAAAAACTACTCTTAGCGTTGCTCCTGGTAGCGAAGGTAAAGATACAGCAGCATTAGTAGCTGAAATGACTGCACGTGCAGAAGCAGCAAAAAACGATGCAGGAACAAAAACAAACGGAACAAAACAAACTGCCGCTGTTACTGCTGCCGCTGCAGCAAAGGTCCAATCAAAAAATACATTGACATTTAAAGGTGATGAATTAAAATTCATTGCTGATAAACTCACATTCGATGTTCAAACATTAAAAATTGAATCGAAAACAGCACCACAGAATAACCAACAAGCAGGCGCACCTGCTGCACCTACGCCAGCAGCACCTGGAACTGGTGGTCCAAATGCATTAGGTAATGGTCCTGGACCACAACAAAGTGGTGTTGTTAATACTCCAGGCGGAACAGCTGCTCCTGATAGATCAAGAAACCTTGGCAATCCAGCATTTACTGGAAACACTGGAGCTGGAACTACTGGTCCTTCATTTGCAGGCATGGGCGCTGGCGGCGGACAACCACTTAAGTTAGGAAGATCAGCAGTTAATCCACAAGAAATGTATAGCTACCTACGTTCAAAGGGTGTTGATCATGAACACGCTGTTGGTATGCTTGCTAACGTACAGGCAGAATCAAATTTCAATAGTTCTTCTATTGGCGATAATGGAACGAGCGGTGGTTTGTTCCAACACCATAATGAACGTTTTGCAGCAATGAAAAGAGCAGCTGGACCAGATTGGAATAAAAATTGGAAAGGTCAAATTGATTATGCTCTAACAGAACCAGAAACTAAAAAATATTTAAAAAGACAAGTTGGTTCTGGTCAAGAAGCAGCAAGATATTTTGTCGGCGATTTCGAAAAACCAAAATATGCGGCTGCAGCAATGCAAGCTCGCGCTGGTATGGCTGGTAATTTCGAAACTTTCTCTACTTCAACAGCAGCTACAGCTCCAGTTCCTGTAGCTGCTGCAACAACACCAGCACCAGCAGCAACAGCGACTGCTAAACCTGCAGTTGGTTCTGGTCGCGGTAGTGGTGAAGCTGAAATGGCTCAACGTCATGCTGACTCTGTTGGTGGTGGTCGTGGTAACATTGTCGAAAAAGATGGTGAAAGAGCTGCAGCCAATAGAGTGTGGCAAAAAGATTATAAGGGTCGTGAAGGTCAGTGGGTTCGTGAAGGACGTAATACACATTTTATTGCACGAGCTGATATTGAAGCGCAAGAACAATCTAAAAATGTTGAAGAAGATACAAGAGCAAAATATATCGAAGAAGCAAGATCTAATGCAGCTAAAACAACTAATCCATTAGCTCTTGGAAATGCTAAGATGGAAGCAGCGATACAAACTGCTAAGTTAGAAGAATCAAAACCAAAGTATTCTGCTGGCGCTCTTGCTATGGGAATGATACCACCATCATCACTTGGTGTGCCTCCAAATCCTGGAAGAGGTTCTGGAGCATACCGAGAACAAGCTGGTGAACGTGAAAAATATCAAAAAACAAGTAAGAAAAATAACCGTCTAGACCATGAAACGCCAAAGACAGTTGCTCCTGGTGGAGATATGATGTCTAATGCAGCCAACAAACATCCATATCTACCAATCGCTGCAGCTATGGGTCTTCTTGCTGCTGCAGTTGGTATTGCTGCAATGAGAGGACACAGATAATATGGGTATTATCAACGGATTAACAGATTATCTTGTTAAAAGAGAAACATCGGCTAATCAACCTAAAAAAAATCTCAAGAAAGCATTTCCTGAGACATATAAAACTAATACAAAATCAAGAACCGCTAAGAAGGTAAACAAGCCTAGTGCAATTTCTGATTCTGTTGATACGCTCAGTGAATCTGTTAAAATAACAAACAGTGTTTTGGTTAATATCGCTGAAATACAAACACAACAGAATGTTATTCTTGGTGAATTGATCAACGCTATTCATGATATGAAATCATATCAGAAAGGTTTCTTTGAAAACCTTCTTGATGATATGAGCATGCCAAATATTCCTGAAAAGGAAAAGATAAAACCAAAGGAAGTTGGTGAAGGTAAAGGCAAGCCAAAAACTGTAAAGACGAAACCAGGATTCAAATATAATGAAAAAACTCAAAGATATCATGAGGTCAAACCTGATGGTAAAATGGGTAAGATGGTCACTGAAGAAACAGCGACAGGTGTTCCAAAAGCTGGTAAGCCAGTTGGTCCTCCTGTTGAATCTACTGGTGCTTCTAAAATGGCTAAATTCAGTCGACTTGGTGGTGCAGCCATGGCGGGCGCTGGTGGTGCACTTGCAGGTTATGAAGAATATCAACAGAGCGGTAATCTAGGTAAAGCAACTGCAGTTGGTGCAGGTTCTGCTGTTGGTGGATGGGCTGGTGCAGAATCTGGCGCTATTCTTGGTGCTACTATTGGTGCTGCTGGTGGTCCGTTTGCTTGGCTAACAATTCCGCTCGGTGGTATCATTGGTGGTGTTGCTGGTGGCATTGGTGGATCAATGGCAGGTGAATCTATTGCCAGAACAGGTTATGATTACATAGCTGGTGAAGATCCTAAAAAACCAAATGATGCGAAACCAACTGAAGTTAATAAAGACGGTAGCAAAGTTTATTCTGGCGACATATTAAGTTTTGAAGGTAAAGAAATAACATTTACCGCAAATGAGATGATACTCAGAACAACTGAATTATTGATCAATGGAGCTAGTTCCGAATCATTTAGTAATGGTGGTGCAGATTTAAGTTCTGTTGCAACACCTACTGTCAATGCAGGAACTGATCAAGGCGAACAAGTTAATTTAGATTTAGTTGACATTACTACTTCTTCTGGTAGAAAAGCAAAAGTTAATAGAGCTTATGCTGCTAATTTCCAAGGATTTATTAATGAACTTGAAGCTACTGGTTATAAAATTAACAGCATTGGTGGATATGCAAACAGAGCAAATGTTAATAATCCATCGGTAAAGAGCTATCATGCTCTTGGTGCTGCGATTGATATTAATCCAGGATCTAATCCAAATGGTTCAACAAGAACAGATCTACCACCACAGACTGCTGCGATAGCCGCAAAATATGGTCTTGGATGGGGTATGAATTGGAGATCTGTTAAAGATCCGATGCATTTTTCTATTGCTAAATCTGAACAAGGTAGTGTGAATATTTCTCGTACTGGTTTTATGTCAGGTGAAGTACAAGGCGGTGCTGCAACTGGTGGTAATGGTGCTCAACAACAACCAAAAACTCAAGCAGCACCACCAGTTACTGCAAGTAGCCAAGCGCCAGCACAAACACCAACAACTTCTGCAACTCCACCAGCAGCTGTTCCAGCACCTGCACCACAAGCAGCTCCACCTGCTCCTGCTGCAACTCCTGTTGCTTCAGCTCCACCACCTGCTCCTGCTGCAACTCCTGTTGCTTCAGCTCCACCACCTGCTCCTGTTGCCCCAGCTCCGATGCCTGTTAATGAACCAAAAACTGCACCTCCGCCACCACCACGCAGACCAAGTAATATTGTTACTTCAACAAATGGTCCATCAACTCAACAGAGCACAGTAACACCATCAGCTAGAAGTAATAAACAACCAGCTGTATCATCTGATAAAGATAAAGTATCAGAACAATCTGCACTAATGTCGTTACCATCGACAGTATTATTAGGACATTATTTAACTGCTGCCGCATAATAAGGAATAATAAAATGGCTAAATTCGGTAAATCAATCGTGAGTGATGAAGACACAGTTCCTGTCGCTACACCTACAATTCCTACTCCACCACCTGCGCCTGCACCAGTTGCAGCTGCACCAAGCGTCACTGTTGTTGATATTAATAACAATAACAATAATGGACAATCTTCTGTCATGGCACAACAAACTGTGCAAATGGCATCTGTCCAAGCAACTGCACAGGCGCAAGCTTCTGTTGGATTGGCAGATGTTTCTCTTGATAAAGAGATTGTTGAGAATCAATTAGAAAAACAAGATGAACATTGGATGAAAGCATATTGGAGACCAGCAATGGGCTGGCTCTATATGTTAATGTGTTTCTGTGACTTCATTGCATTTCCAATTCTATCAATGTTTTTACCATTAATCACCAAACTTCCATACGTTGCTTGGCAGTCATTAACTCTAAGCAATGGTGGAATGATTCACCTATCAATGGGCGCCATTCTTGGTGTAGCCGCATATTCTCGCGGACAGGAAAAAATGAAGAGCATGGGACAATAAAAAAAGGGGAGCGATTAAGCTCCCCTTAAGTTCTATTCGTTAGCAATCTTCTGGAAGTACGACATAGTCTCATCGTCTTCGTCGTCATCAAACTTAGGTGCTGCCTTCTTCAAAGAAGGTGCAGCAGCTGCTGGTGCAGACCAAGGAAGATCTTCATCCTCTGCAGTAGAAACCGTAGCTGCCTTGGCACGTGCCGCAGCAGGGGTAACACCGAGAGTTGAACCATCAATACCAAGAACCTTATTCAGCTTGCCCTTAAGCTCTTCATATGACTTGAAGTTCGAAGGAGCAAGGAATGCCTGAAGTGAATGGGTCTTCTTCCAAACCTTCTCCATTTCATCATCGTTACCAAACAAAGGAGAAGTGCCAGCAAACTCAGACTTATCGTAGTTACGATATCCTTCGACATTACGGATCTTGAGCTTGAAGTTAGCACCATCCCAAAGATCGAATGGGTTCAAAGGCTTCTCATCAGCAAACTGAGGATTCATAGCCTCATTGAGCTTATCGAAAAGCTTCTTGCCATACTTGAACAAGAACACCTTACCTTCATTCTCAGGATTCTGCTGATCAGTGATGATGTAAACATTGCTGATAAAATTAAGCTTGCGCTTCTGCTTTCGTGCAATTTCCTTATCGGACTCAATACCACTGTTCCAAAGCTGAGTATTTAGCTCTCCAACGGGATCCTGCTTGCCGATAGTGGTGAGTGAATTTTCGATATACCAAGAGCCAGTCGGACCCTTGAAGCCATGCTCAAACATGCGGATGAACGGGACATCTTCGTCACCGGGAGCAGGGAGAAAGCGAATAACGGCATAACCGTTGCCTGCCTTATCAACTGCAGGATACCAGAAGCGATCATCGCCCTTCTTTGAATCCTGATTACCATTTAGCTTGGTGAGTTCGGCAGTAAGAGACTCGAGGGACTTCTTACCAGACATAGCCTTAAGCTTAGAAAAATCTACCATTTGTATTCTCCGTATTGTTAATATTGACATTATTGTCTTGTTGGACTGTTTCAGCGCCCAACATTATTTATAAAACTTATTCGCTTTATTATCATATAATAGCTTATTTAATGACAAAAGTCAACTAAATAATAATGTCCATCGCGGATCCCCCAATCCCATGGACTCTATCGCTAACAAGGAGCAACAGCATGGATATTTATGATCCCCTTTCGAAAGCATTAGGTTTAACGCCAATGCATTCTACTTACGATATTTCTTCGTATAGTTCAGAAGATATAAAAACGATAAACTCAGAAACTGCTAGAAAATTGCAATTACTAAGATCAGATGCAGGAGAACATCAATGGTCTGGTGATGGTTCTTTTCAAAGAAAAATTCAGTTAGAGAGAGTTTTAAAAAACACCCATCCATTTCAAGGAAACCATGAATATTGGAAAATGGGCGCTGCTAGTATAAATCATCCTTCTAAAACTAAATCAGTTTGTCCTCATTGTGGAAAAATTGGACAAACTTCTAATATGAAACGCTACCATTTTAACAATTGTAGCCGAATCAGCTGAATTTGTCAATGACAATCTTTTTTACTTTTTCTCGATCATAATTTAAAAATGGTCGATACTTGGCAATCTTTGTCAGGACTTCTCCAACGACTGGATCGTACTCATGCTTCTTGCTCCAGTGATTAGAACACTTCACTAGGTCAATGAGCATCACCAATGTCTCGAAACTGATCTGCTTTTGCAAGAACAATTTCAATACATATGGGTGGCTGTTATCCTCTGCTCGGAAGTTCGAATCAAAATTTTCCTTAAGCTTGGACAATTCTTCTTTAAACAAATAAAGGAGAGACTGCTGACGCTTCTGCCAATCATTATAGATCTGCTTCGAAGTGTCGCCATATGCAAGCTCTTTGATCCATGCTTTGCTATTCACGAGCAAATTAGAAACCATCAGACCACGAGGATCAGGATGTTTCGCTAGCTTCTGGAAATAGAGCTTGTCGTTTCTCTTCTCAAATGTTTGGACTGTGGCATTACGTGTCTTACCATTGTACTTGAAATAATCGTAGGAAGGCAACGTAAAATGATTCTTGAGCGCCAAGTATTCTTGATAGCATTCAAAAGCTGACATCATACACTAACTTTGTTGTAATATTCTGCGAAAAATGCACCAAGCTCTTTTTCCATTTGAGGTCCAGCACCATTGTCAGACTTATATGTTAGATACAGCTGCCAGATCTTTTTGTCTAGATCAGCCATGTTATCAAAGGTAGAATGATTGATACCTTCCATAACAGTATAACCCTTATCTTCAAGATAATCAACGATATCATCTTCTTCAAAATCACTGAGATGAACATCAACCTCTGTTTCTACGTATGCTGTAACACGCTTACCCATTGTTCAACCTTTCATTATCAAGAAATTTAAAATACAAACCCTTCTCGCGTCCGTGAGCTTCTATCTCCCATGGATGATCCCAATAGTCCATTGATTCATCATATATCTTACCGTTGAATTTCACACGCTTCATTCGCATGTAATCTTTCATTTCACCTTTGGCATATTGCTTTACATGGACCATCTCATGAGCCAACACGAGAAGAGTTTGTTTCTTGCTTAGATTTGGTCTGATTGTTATTGTGAAATCTCTGGAACGAGTATTCTCATCGTTCCAGTCGCAGTAGCCGTACACATCTCGACCAATTGTCGGATCATTAAATACAAGCTCAACTTCTATTTTATTAAAAAGATTATCGGAGAGTAATTTCTTACCGTAGAAGAGAACAGCTTTCTTACAGAGTGCTAGTGGAATCTTTTTTGGTTTCCCAGCAGTTCTTAGATGCATATCACCCTCCATCTTTTTAAATTATTTATATTGGAAGGCGAGCACTTCTCTTTAAGACGTTAAGATTTTCTGCTTCTTCTTGAATTTTAAATCTCATCACTGCATCTTTTTTAATAAATGAAGCAGCATATTCAACTTCGATCTTATTCTTATCACACCAATGCACAACTGCATCGATGTATTCCATATTCTTGGCTCGTCTAAGTTTTTCAATATCTTCAATGAATGACGTGTGACTCAAATTGATCATAATAACTCCACAAAGAAAAAAGGGTGGAATTACCCACCCTCTAATAATCAGAACTTGTAGTTAACACCAAGCGTAACACGATCGTCTGAATTACGATCCTTCTTTTCAATAGCATCAGTGTGGCGATAACGAGTGTCAAGCTCAATATTACGAGCAAACTGATACTTCACACCACCACCAACGTTGTAGATAGAACGATCACGTGAAATAGAATCCCAATTATATCCAACGCCAGCAAGACCATAAACAGAAGCGCCAGTCCCAAACAAAGGCAACTGAGGAACAGCATTTACAGCAACTGTCTGCTTAGAATCACGCTTGCCTGCAATTTCCTTGCTTGGGCTGGCATAATCATATGTCATTTCGGTAGCAAGATATTCACTGGCATATGCGCCGAGAGAAATACCACCAGAATAAACACGAGTCTTATCACTATTACTTCCAATGTTAGCACCAACAAAATAAGGAAGTGATCCTTCATGAATTGGAGTTGGAGGAAGAGGAATGCTCTTCGAAGGCAAATCAGAAGCCAAAGCTCCAACAGTACCAGCCAAGAATGCGATAGTGGATAGTGTGTACTTCATTTTCATTTCCTTTACATTATAGTCGTTTAGATATGGCGATTCCTGTTGGACTCGAACCAACGACCCTCAGATTAGAAGTCTGATGCTCTATCCAGCTGAGCTAAGGAACCAATTAGTATAAATAGATTGTCAGTCGCGATACTACCAATATCCACTGACTCTATGTCTTACAAGGAGATCACAGCTATGCATATTTATACAGGTTACGTTTATATCTGGTACGATACCAAAGCAAAATTTTTCTACATTGGTGGTCATTATGGTAAAGTTAATGACTCTTATATTTGTTCCAATGAGATGATGAAACGAGCTTATAAGAAAAGACCAGAAACCTTCAAATTCAAAGTTTTAGAATATGTATATTCAGACACAAAGGCTCTCCGTGAGGCTGAGCAAAGGTGGCTTAATATGATTCGTGATGAAGAACTTTACTGGACCCCAAATATATACAACAAAACAACAAAGTACTACAACAAAAAGAAATCTGCTGTTGGCGGTAATGGATTTGGAACCAATAAAGGTAAATCTACAATAGGTGGTTGGAATCGAGGATTGAAACTTGATTATGATGTTTGGAACAAAGGAATGACTGGTTTAGTAAGGTCTCAAGAAACAAGAGATAAAATTAGAGCTTCTAAAACTAAAAACGCCAAAAGAATTATTAAATGTGAAACTTGTGATAAAGATATAGAAACAACTATACCAACAAAACGATTTTGTTCTCGTCAATGTTCAGGGTCTGCAAATGGAAAAATAAGGCGACAGGGATTAGGTAATACGGTTCCCTGTCAGACCGCAGACTCAGTTAATTAAGCAGCAACTTTCATTGCTGAATAAGGAACATTGTCGTTTGATGCATATGTTGCATTTACGAGTTTACTTAGTCTAATCGTAACTTTATCACAGCCTGTCGAACCTATACACCCCCATCATAAGCACTACTCGACTTACATTCCCCTGCATACGGCATTTCTGGTGCAGCTAATGCGTTAGTGCTTATGGTGGAGGTGGGGAGATTTGCACTCCCGTCCAAACTGTCTATTCCTTACGCCTCAACAACCAAGCAATATATTTATATTACTACGTTAGCACGTAGGTGTCAATATTATTCGGTAACAATCCGCTTCCACTCATCGTTGATCTTCAGCCATAGATGTCCATCTTTACCAACAGACATAGCAACCTTGGTTTCTTCATCAAATTGATTAGGAGAACTTTCGATCTTCATACCTTCTCCCAAAATGATATTGTGCGGCTGTGCTAAAGCAATGTAATCAGTAACCCAACCATCGCCAGCATCAACAACTTGAAGATATCTACCAGAGCCACCACCACCTCCACCACCAATGAATGTTTGAGACCATTCAGGATACTTTGAAGTAGGAGGTGGTGGTTTATGAGCAGTCAACGTCATCAATTCCTTTTCAGGAGCCATTGACGTTGGTTGCGTTTTCGCCATAGCCTCAACAGCCATTAGCATACCAATTGGAGCAGCAGGAAGAAAGGAGAAGAACGATCTACGGTTCATGAGTGATCCTTGATCCAAGCATCAGCCTCTGGACGGTACATGTAGTACCGAAGAAGCACCTCAAGAGCATTTGCTGTTTCCTTGAACATCCAAAGGTCTTCTCGTTCGTAATCATGAACGAATCCTTTACTCAACAGGCGATGGATGTCATCCTGTGCAGAGATATAATCCTTCTTAAACCGTTCAACAATGATATTATCAAGAATCGAGTCATCAATTTCAATTTGCATTTGTTTCATCCTCATTTTCTGTAATCACATGTTCCCAATAACGACAATAGAAGTGGTCGCCACAAGCATCAATTTCCTTCTGAGGATAACCGTGCTCGACTAGCCATTCAAGAACACGACCCTTTGATTCTTGAAGATCAATTGGCATAGGGAAGCCATACTTCCAACCCGAAGGCGGATCAATCATCATCACAGTTTTCTTAGACATCAAAAATCTCCGTTAGCAACTTGCATGCAGCGGATACCATTCTCTCGCCACATCTTCACAACACGATCACGGTCTTCAAAAACCATAACAGGATTATACCCTGATGCACGCAGTTTGTCAAGCATTTCCTTCTTGATTACTGAATCATCTCGACGATCTCCAGCTGGGCGCATATACAATCCATCAACTCCGATGTCATTTTGATCCAACCAAAATTGAGAGACAGAACGGTATCCTTCATCGCGACCAGTGCAGATGAACACAGGTATACCACTTGCAACTGCAAAATCATAAAATTGAGCTACATCCTCGTGCAGTGGATCCTTATCCATGTTACGGAACCAACCAGCCCAATCCTTTTTCCCACCAGCAAGGAAGTGCTGACGATGGTCGCTATTGCACAGCGTGCCATCCATATCAAAGATCCAACAGTCAATCATTAGAATTCCTTCCAGGTGTATACAGAGTTCTTTGTCTTGAACTTCACAGTCCAGTAACCATCTTCATTGATCTTCTCTTCAAGGATCTCAGTCACTGGTGTTGTTTGCCAATAGTCCTGTGATGAATATGTGCGACCATAAGGCGAACCTACTCGGATACCAAAGCCAAGCCGAGGGTAGTCGCCATCAACTGGACGATAGTTCTCAGGATCAAGAATTTGGCACATAGATCCAGAGTCACCAGCACCGTCTTCGCGAACCAAAGAATATCTCATCACATAACCCTCAATAGAATTGTATTCTCGTTAATTCGGTATGCTAGAGGAGCATCTTTCAGATCAACTAGCGCCTTCTTGAGTATCATCTTACCGCCTGTGGTGATAGAAGTCAAGTGTTTCTCAGGTTGACGACCTGTTCTTTTTGTAACACTTGTTGCTTCATCATATCCGATGATACTAGTTCCCTTGACTTGGAGCCCACCACGATCCAATGCACGGAGCACAGTAATCGTCTTGTACTTGGTGTTGAACGTCCATAGCTCTTGTGCTCCGATAATCTTCTCTGGATTAATCGAGGCAATCTTATAGTTGTTATCTTCTTTTTGAAACTTTAACCCCTTAAGCTTCTTCTCAACAGAGACAGTGCGAGGCTTACGTGGTGCACGAGTCTTCTTGGTAACATCACCGTAGCGATGAGCATCTTCTAGAAGCTTGGAGAACAGCATAATGCGTTCCTTGAGCTTCTTCTTACTCATATAGGAATATGCCTCCTTGACCTGCTCGTCGTCTCCCTCGAATGCTTCGAACAATTCCTCAAGCCAGGGAGTGTAGTACTGAATGATAGCCGTGCAGTAGGATGCAGGAATCTCCTTGGACTTCAACCAATCGTAAAGAGAAAATTCAATACCATTATCAATCATCTCTTCGATGTCACCAAGAATATCACTCTGGCGTTCGCGCATACGATCTTGGATCGAGATTGTATTTTTCTCGTTGGACGTTTCCTCCTTGGAAACTCGATCCAGAGCCTTAGCTAGTTCCTTTTCTAGAAAATCACCCTCATTAGGCACTTCATACCCACGATCGAGCATACGACAGCGCCAAGCCACTGTCGTAGGAACCCAACAATTGTCGAGCTTGGCAAGAAGCTTTGCCTCTGGCTTTCGATTGCGCTTGACAAGATAATCAGTAATGTACTCACGTGCATCGTTGTTGCTGCACATTGCATTGTACCAATTCAATGCAAACCCATACTCACCATGAGTCATTGCACCGAGAAACTCTGGCTCGGGTCCCATGTATTTGAGGTTGACCAAATACGTTGTGTCTCTCGACACTCGAGTGGTCTTAGCCTTTTTAGCGATAATTGCGGGACGACGAGCCATACTGATTCTCCTATTTCAATGATTGTACGCTATATCTAGCTGAAAGTCAAGGAAAGGAGAAATACGAATCAACGATTGCCTTGATCTGAATCTCAGCATCCTTGTAATACTCCTCGTCCATGATCGAGAGCAACACTTCCTCGTAGTCCTCGATGGTCAAGAACCGTTTACAGAGGAACAGATATTCTGCTCCAACAGTAGGAACCTTAACAGCCTGACCCTTGACGATAACTGAATCAGTGGGGAATTCGATAACCTTGGTCATTGATTGCTCCTAGGACATGAACTTCTTGAACAACACGATCACTTCATCGATAGACTCGACAGTGATAGCAAACTTTTGCTTCTTGCCATCTGGGAAAGGAGCCGATCCATTCTTTTTATTATAGCCGTTTGAGCTCAGCCAGTCAAACATTTTATTTTTTATGTGTTCGAGCTTCTGGTCGTCGCCCTGATTGATCTCGAATGTGACCTTGATGCTTTCGTCCGTCGAGGACCAGTACCACATCATGTACATAGAGTTGCGAGCATTGCTGATCATGAACGTAGAGCTAGAGCGAATTTTGATTTCCGCGATTCGATTCTTGAACGTATCATGATAATTATCAATATACCAGTCAGGGAACTTCTCGAAATTATCGAATTGGTCTGATTGGAAGTCAGAGAACATTGAAGACAGAGAAGCCACTTTGAAACATTCCTTGTAGTGTCCCGCGACAATATTGTCCTGCGGATGACGATTGCTGATCATATAAGATTCAAGAAGCAGAGAGGGTTTGTCGATGAACTTCTCCAAATTCCTCGCCACAATATGACAGTGATCGATGACGTAGCCTTTGTCTTTCAGGTGCACCAAACAACGATCACCAACTCCTTTGCCAACATAAAGTATGAGTCCATTGTTGTCGACGTACTCATAAATGTACTGACCGAGAGTTTCGAAAAACTCCGCTGTTGGTCTCACGCTGCCTCCGCCATTTCAACCGCAGTCTCAAGAGCCTTTGTCTTGACACCCTTGTAGTAACCGTACCAAGCAGAAGTCAAGCGGCTGTCCGTGGTACGACCAATCACATGATCGGTCAGGAACGTAACAGCGTTGAATGCCTGCCACCAAGAACCAGCAGCGTACTCTGCACCAGGTTGAGTCTCGAGAATGTCCAGAGCGTACTGAGCATTCTTGGACACTTCCTTCTTCTTTTCACCCGAACCAGTGACAGGGAAGATCCGAGTGAAGTACTCAACGATATTTTCTTCGGTGTAACGCTTGGAGCCGAGGAACTGAGCCATATCCTTGTACTTGGCAAGCTTCTCAGTAGCAATCCCAAGCATGCCCTTCACGTCATCAGGACGGAATTCCTTGCGGTGAGAGACCTTAGCCATCCGCTCGACCTTGCTGTTCAGAGACAGGGTCAGCGTGTTATTGCACACGACGCGGATAGGAGTGAAGCGGACGTCAGTCGAGAAGCCATACTTGTGGAAGTTGGAGAACAGCAGATAGGAATCAATCTTGTCACCCTTGAACAGCTCGAAGCTCTCCTTAACCTTGGCGAGACCCCAGATGATCTGACCATCACGGAGAGAGCCAGCCGTATGCATCTCCATATCACCAGCCGCAACGAACTCATTGAAGAAGTCAAAAGCCTCTGCGTTCTGGACGGGATTCCAGTCATTCGAAACAACGTCGAGGATCTGATTGTCAGAGGAACGAACAAGCGCCGACTGACCGATATTGACATTCTTGCCACCAACCTTCGCGAAGGCAGGAATCTTCTCAACAGACCAGTCGAGACCAGCAGCTTCGAGCATCTGAGCCGGAGTCAGATCATTGGGAACCTTAGTTCCGAGACCGTGCCAAGGAAGCTCCCCAGCGTATGCCATCTGAGCCTTACCGTTAACCATTTCAATCATGTGAGCCATTGTGTCAGTCCTCTTTGTTTCATCAGCCTATAAGAGATTGTACCGCATACTTGTTTTAAAGTCAAACGAATAATTTTCTCTCGT